TATCTGCTAGGACGATAAGGCCCGTACTGCTGCCAGTGTCGAAGCCGTGCCATCAGATTGTTAGTCACGCGTCCATCCTCTTTGCGTTGAGCAGCACCAATGTCCTCCGGCGCTGCTCTTTCTCGCTCATCTTGAAGTCGATGAACCGACGGAACCAGTTGATGTCCTTGTAATTGACAGGCTCGCCAGACATTTCTCCACACTTGGAACACTCTAAGTTTGTTGCACCTGCGGGATATACGGCTACCCAGTCATGGGCGCACTTCATGCACGCGACGTATTGCGCCGTGTGCGGGCGATGATCGTCAAGCTGAATTATTTGAGTCATCTTTTTTCTCCTCCAGTGCTTCGCTGGCGATCTTTCTTAACGACGGCGATGGGTATTTTTCTACCTCCCGCAGCGCCGCCTCCAGCGTCTCGATGCGATCGGCTGCGTCACACAACAAAGCAGCAACCGTCTCCTCCCAATAATCTCTCAACTCGTCAAGCCGCTCCGCAAAAGTGTCAGTCATTTTCTTTCCCTTTCCGCGAACGAGGTGCTTCTCTTTTCATAATTTTGGCGCGGTACTCATTAGCGATAAAAAACTTAATTGGGTTGCCGTCCTCGTCTTCTTTATCGCTATAATCCACTGACCAATCTTTGTGGTTGTATTTGAGCTGCTTTTTCACTGTTGTCTTTATCAGTTTAAGTATTCTATCGTTTACGGCATACTGGCTGAAGCAAATACAACGAATCTCAAGCAATAACTCACGCATTATGTAGACTTCTTCCGAAGCCTCATTCAGCTCATTTTCTGATTCTTTAGAATATTCTTTCAAATCTCTTCTGAAATTGTCAAACTCCTTTAAAAGATCGTTACTCATGTTGACCTCCCCAAAACATCCCGCGCCATTACCATTAACGACATTGCCCGATTGGGTTCTGGCACACCATCATCGCCGTCCACGACATCTGAATAGTCGTCAACGAACTCCATCAATTCTTGTATGACGCCCTCAAGCCTGGATATGTGGGAGATCGGCTTTACGTCTAGCGATGCTAGAACAAGAGCATCAATTGTTTTGTTAATCTTTGGGGATTTTGTCATTGTGTATCTCTTGGTTTGGTTTGATTTTGAGATATTTTTAGAATCAGATTCTTTGCTTCATCTGCTCCGTGTCCGACGATCACTCTATCTCCTAACGTTGTCAAATACTGATGCCAGTCTTTTTGGTTTTTTTCCACCACACCACCTTTTACTCGTTTCATTTCAATCCACAGGCGCCAGGCTGGCACATATAAGTCAGGGACTCCGGCGCTAACGCCTTCAACCTTTAGCCTTGCGGCTGTTGCAATGCCCCTGGCTCCTCCATTCGGAATTGCAAATATGCGCACGCCGTCAAATGTTTGTCGAAACCATTTGACAAGCTCGCGTTGTTCAAAATGTTCGCTTGGGATTTCTTTTGTCAAAACGGCGGCTCCATAGACCATTCATCACATTGGTTTGCCACTTGAGTAAATTCTTCCGGTGGCTCCATACCGAACACACCGCACCGGCCATTCTCACTGTAATTCATGCAGTTGTGACAAAATCTAGGTGGGCCTTTGGCAAATAGTTCTTCCATCATTTTTTGGTGTGCGTCTAACTCTTCCGGCTTCGCATGTCTCATGCCCAGCTCCTACTCATAACGCGGAAAAACTTTCCGTCTTTTTTGTATTCGATAATTTTAGGCGGCGCCCCAGTGTTCAACGCTCCTGACATCGCATCCAAATTTGTCTCCATCAAGTTGATTTTAGCCCTTGATAGATTGCTGAGATTGAAGACAGAATGCATGGCTTTTTCGCCAGCATACCCATCGTGGCTGACCGGAAAATACTCAATAATTGATGGTTCTGAAAAGCCACCATAATAGGATACAGAAAGCATTTCTTTCCCGCTTGTGCGGCTGATGTGCTTGCGCCACCGCCACTCAGTAACATTCATTTTGTTGCCACCTCCTCCCATAATATCATCATGCCGCAGCTTTAATTCCAACTTTGCACTAATCTCGAATTGATAGCCGCAGGACGGGCACTCTGTGGCGCTTATGTGGACCAACTCGTTGCATTGGGGGCAGCACTTTACAGGGGCTTCCCCAGGCTCGTCAGACTTCTTGTTGGGCGGCTTCACTGCCGTGATTGGCCCATGCGTAGCTACGATGCCCGCAAAGTCTAACACCATGCAGTGATCCGTGTGAGATTTCGGGCGCATCCCTCGGCCCGCCATCTGCATATATAAACCAGGGCTCATCGTAGGGCGCAACATAGCGATCAGGTCAATGTCTGGGTAGTCGAACCCGGTCGTCAATACATTAGCGTTGGTGATCGCCCGCAACGCCCCAGACTTGAAGTCAGCCAGAATCTGCTCGCGCTCTTCCTTCGGCGTCTTGCCAGTCACGCAGGCCGCCGAAATGCCTTTCTCCAGCAGGACACTTGCCACATGTTGTGCGTGCGCTACACCGGCGCAAAAAAACAGCCACGCCTTGCGATCTCCGGCCCATTCAATGACCTCATCCACCACAGCTATGTTTTTAGGCGCAATGTCTACCGCTGCTTGCAGTTCGCTCTCAATAAACTCACCGCCGCGTTTTCTCACGCCAGATACGTCCAGTTTTTCCTTCGTGTGCTTGCTGCGGAGCGGCGCCAAGAATTTTTTGTAGACGAGTTCTTCAATGCTGACCGGCATCAGCAGGGCGTCAAACATGGCTGGCTTGTCTGTGATGTAACCGTGGCCCAGACGAAATGGAGTTGCGGTCAATCCGATTACACGCAGCCTCGGGTTAATCAGAACCAAATCTTCCAGAAACGTGCGGTATTGACCCGCCTGTTTGTGATTCACCAAATGACATTCGTCTATGATCACCAGATCGACATGGCCAACCTTATCTGACTTTTTGCTGATCGACTGAATGCCAGCAAACGTAATTGGTTCGCCCAGATGTTTCTGACGCATCCCGGCTGAGTAGATTCCAAGCGGGGCATCTGGCCAGTGCTGGCGCAGTTTCTCAGCGTTTTGCTCGATCAGTTCTTTCACGTGCGTGAGCATGAGGATCTGCGTCTCAGGCCATGATTGCAGAGCGTCTTTACACAGCGCCGCAACGATGTGGCTCTTGCCTGACCCGGTCGGCATTACAATGCACGGATTGCCGACGTTGCCAGCGTCAAACCACGCGTACAGATCATCAATTGTTTTCTGCTGGTAGTCACGAAGTTGGGTCATGTTTCACCACCTTAGCACCGGGCCAGATTTGTTTGATTTGATCGACGGTTGAGTTGGCGCAGCCCGAGGCGTTATTGATCATCTCCTGACTGCTGATCTTGCCCTCGCCATTTGTCAGCAGAGCCCCGTCAACTTCGTAAACTGCGTGCCAGTCCATGCCACTGTCCAACATGCGCCATGGCACCAGATCAGGATGCAGCGTGTGCGAATCGCAACCTTGGCGCTGGTACTCAACCAGAATGTCGTCCTTGTCATACCGCTCACACCGCCAGGTGCTGTCGGCTTTCGGCGTGCTGTGCGCGCAGGTGCGGCAATTCACATGCTCAGTTAATTGCGTCTCGTGACAAAACGAATGAGCCGCGCAAAACCTGCACTGATACCAGCTAGGATCGGTCGATATAGGGGGAGGCATACGCTCAGACAGCGCGAGGCGCTTGCCCTTATCGACAAGTTTCTCAGCCAACTCTTTGTTGAAGCGAACACGCTCGGTATAGAGCCGGTCGTTGTCTTTGCAAACCGCCACATACAAAGCGCGGTCAATCCCAGTCCCGTGCATGTAGATTTGCATCTGAGCAAAATGCTCCGGTTTTGATTTCTCAACACCTTTTGCCTCCATATCAATAAACGATTTCAGTGAATGCGTTTTGAACTCGCCGATGTGGCGCTTGTTCGGCGCGTCAGGCACGCCACTCTCAATGATGGCGTCAATGCTGCCGGAGACGTGCGATCCAAAATCAACGCCAGCCTGCGCCGCGACCGGCTGCACAACAATCCCTGCCGAGCGCAGGTCCGCGATGATGTTCGCCTCTTCCTGATGCCCCCGGCGAAACAAGCGCAAGATACGTCCTGGAAATGTTGGTTGCACCGCCCAGCGAAACGACAGCCACATCCAACGCTCGCACGGGTGGCCTAGCATCGAGGCGCCCATGTGAGGTCGCGGCTTCTGGACACGGGCCTCGTGCGTTTTGTCGATCAGGTTTTCAAGGGTGTGTTCGCGGCTGGGAATTTTCATCATTTTTCCCAATTAACCAAAGTATTGCCTGCGTGTTGATAAATGTTCAATGTGGAGTGCCTAATACAATTGTCACACCAGAATAGTATACGAAGACCTCCCTCTTTCGGGGACGGGTTGTTTTTGTTTTCTCTTGAAATCAAGACTTCTTTGTTTGCTACGCTGACAAACAAAGGGTTCAGATCCTTTTTTTTCCTGTCATGCACAGCAACGCTGGCATGTTTCAATTTATCGCTGAGACAATATTGGCACGCTAAGCGCTCGTTAATGGTAATTAAAACACTCATCCCACCCTCCTTCAAATTTGAGATATGCCCCGGCCATTGCTGACCGGGGTTTTGATTACTTCTTTGCCGTTCTAGCCCAGGGCGGTGCCGCCTTCGCGGCGGCAGGTGATGATGCAGCGGGAGATGACGCCATCTTTGGGGGCGCACCGCCAACTATCGCCTTAAACCCATTGACCCGATTTTTGTCGCCGTACTGCTCGGATTTCTCAATGCTCAACTTAATTTGTAAACTGCCGCCAATGAGTTGATCTGTGTCATCAGCCATCGTTAACCCGATTGCAGTCAGAATCTGACCAAACTGCTGCAGACCGATCTCTTCAGCTTTTGCTGAATCATTGCGTATGTTCAAATTGCCAAAAACAACGCGCCCTTGATGCGTCGGACCCGTGATGTCGTATCGGACGGCAATGTATGTGCCGCTGCCGTTCTTTGTAGTTTTCAGCTCTGCGCCAGTAATGGTCGCGTTGTACCATCCCGGTGGCAGTGGCTCGTACACACCCGTGCTGCTTTTCGGGAGCGTCTCAACGTCAAATGTTTGACCTAGATTTGCCATGAACTTAAACGTCCTTTGTAATATTGAATGACGGCCGACCCGGCGTCGAGGTTATTGCGCGTGCAAAGACTTTTCTGACGTTGTCGCCAACGCCGCCGTCCCACGCGGTCATGTTCAGTTCTGGTTTCCAGCGAAAAAGCAGGCTCAAATGATCCTGCATGTCATGCTCCGCTGCGATTTCTTGGGCTAGATCGCCGTCAACTTTTCGGTTGATCCGACAAGTGATTTTGATCGTAAAATCGTCTGCCTCAAGTTTGCGGGTTCGTTCGTCCGTCTCTTGAACTTCAAGAATACGGACAATCTCGTCTTCGATAATCCGACGCTTTTCAATCGCGTCACGCTCGCAGCTTTTGGCCTCCATCCATTCTGCGGCGAGTTTCGGCAACAGCATCATGATGCACCGCCGATCTTAGCGATCAACTCCCCGAGGTCAGGAGTTTCCCACGCAGCCAACTTGCCCGATCGGTCTTTCGCAAGCCAAAGCCCGTCTGAGTCGCACATAATGGCGCGCTGAGTATTGCCATCGGCGTCTTTCTCAACTCGCAGCGCCAGCACCTCGTCGAAGAAATAGGGCAGGCTCTGGCCAGTCTTGTTCCCCGGCATTGAGGGAGCGTAAAGAATGCGCCCCATTTCGTCTGTTGTTTTCTCCAGCTTGGCGCTCATGTAAATGTGCCGATTTGGCAAATCACGGAAAGCGCGAATGATCTCCGCCATTTGCTCCTGCATCGCGCCGTAAGCTTGACGAGGATCTTTGGCGATTTTCTTTTCGTAATTCAGGACAACTTCAGCAATCTCGCTGATGCTATCAAGCGCCACGCTCTGGTATTTCAACCCCTCCGGCGTAGACATCCATTCAAACGCTTCTTTCAAGTCGTCCATGCTGCTGATTTCAATATACGGCAGGTTAGCGTCCTGAATTGACAGCAGGCCACCCTCCGCTGACAGCACGATCGGGCTGGGAAGCGTCGGAATCAGACTGGTCTTGCCAGCGCCTGCTTGACCGTAAACAAGCATTTTTACGCCGTTGGCAGACAAGCTGCCCGTGGTTTTTACAGATACGGCCAATACGGCCTCCTTTGTTTCTGATCGGTCGGACTATCCGTTCGATCACGCTTGCAATTTAGATCAATCTATATCACTTTGCAACATCATAATGTCGAAATCTAACAGGTAAACGCAAAATGATGACAATCGAGGCAATTCGTGAGGCGCTGAGGGACCGGCGAATTAATATGGTTTCGAGGGCCACTGGGCTGCATTACAACACTATCAAGGGCGTCCGCGACAATGCAGACGCAAACCCGAGTTACAGAGTAATCAAGGCTCTGAGCGATTATTTGGAGGCCGCCGGTGGTTGACTTGACAAATATCCTGGGCAATGCCTGGCAACCTCCGTCTCAACCGCACGTCGATCCTCCCGAGGTGCAATTGCGGGATGCGATCAAGGCGACCGGGTTATCGCCGCCCCGCGAGATTTTTCTCGACGGCAAGGTCCACAGGTTCAATTCTGGAACCAAGGGCGCTGGCGGGCACGGCGATAAACCGGGCTGGTACATCGCCTTTGGCGACGGCATCCCCGCGGGCCGGTTTGGCTGCTGGAGATCCGGCATCGAATCAACGTGGCGGGCCGATATTGGCCGAAAATTCTCGCACACCGAGGAAATGGCTCACGTCCGTCGCATGGCCGAGGCAAAGGCGCTACGGGATGCCGAATCCGCCCGCAGGCACGAAATTGCATCCAACACCGTCGAGACAATTTGGGTTGAATGCGGCCCAGCTCACGAAGATCATCCTTATTTACGGGCAAAAGGCGTTAAATCTCACGGCGCCCGCGTCACCGGCGATGGTCGCCTCGTTGTTCCACTGTTTGACCAAGCCGGAGACCTCTCCAGCTTGCAATACATTGCGGCCGACGGCGGCAAGCTCTACCACGCTGGCGCACAGACCGGCGGCCGGTTTTGGCAGGTTGGCGCCCATGACGATCCCGGCACCCTCTACGTCGCCGAGGGTTTCGCCACCGCTGCTACAATCCACGAGGCGACTAGGCGCCCTTGCATTGTTGCCTATTCTGCCTCCAACCTTGTCCCCGTCACCGGCATCCTGCGCGAGATTCACGGCGCTGCGCAGGACATCGTGGTCGTCGCGGACAATGACGCATCCGGCGTCGGACAGAGATATGCTGAGCAAGCATCGGCAAAATTCGGGGCACGCATGGTCCTGATCCCTGAGCCTGGCGACGCGAACGATTGGGTGCAGTCCGGTCACGATCTAGCGGCGCTGCTATCCCCGCCCAACGACGACTGGCTAATTCCGGCGGACGAATTCTGCGCCCAGCCCGCGCCTATTTCGTGGCTTGTCAGGCGGTGGCTTCAGGATCAGGCGCTGATCATGGTTCACGGCCCCTCCGGTGGCGGTAAAACCTTCGTGGTCCTCGACTGGTGCCTGCGGATGTCTGCTGGCGTACAGGACTGGTCAGGACTGAAAGTACGGCCCGGTACGGTCGTCTACCTTGCGGGCGAGGGCCACCACGGTCTGCGCGGCCGGGTAGCAGCGTGGAAAGTGCACAATCAATCTGGCCCCCTTTCAATGTGGCTCAGCCGCGACGGTTGCGATCTCAACACGCCGGCAGGCTATATGCGGGTCGTGGACAATATTCGTGCTCTCCCCAGCCGCCCGAATCTGATCGTGGTGGACACCCTGCACAGGTTTCTGCTCGGCGACGAAAACAGCGCCCAAGACGCAAAAACGATGCTCGACGCCTGCGCGGCGCTCATGTCGGAGTTTTCATGCTCGGTCTTGCTCGTCCACCACACCGGCGTCAGCGACGAGGCCCAGCACCGGGCGCGCGGGTCTTCGGCGTGGCGGGGGGCTCTGGACATCGAGATCTCGATCGTGCCTGGAAAAGACGGCAGCCCGATCCAGATCATCCAGCGCAAGTCCAAGGACGCCGAGATTGCCGAGCCGGTCTATGCCGAGCTGCAGTCGGTCACAATCCCTGGGTGGCTTGACGAGGACGGCCAGCCAGTCACGAGCGCGGTCGTGAGCCTCACAGAGGCTCCTGTGGCAGCCAAGAAAGAATCTAAGGTTGATGGGCTACGCGGCCAATTCAAAGCGGCGTGGTGGGCGGCTGGGGTCGAGGACCGCGAGGGAATGCCGTATATTAGCCGCGCACGTCTCAAAGCCAAGTTGATCGGGGACGGGTGCAGCGAATCCACCGCCGACAAAAAGATGAAGCCGGGGTCTGCAGACCAGCTGATCGGGGCGCTCATCATTGCAGAATTTATCAAACCCATTGAATCTGGGTGGGTCGTGATTGACCGGGCCAGTGCCTCCGCGATGCTCATGGGCAGGAATAAGCGGTAATATGCGTTGGAAATATGCGTTGGAAATATGCGTCGGCAATATGCGGCGGTAATATGCGGCGGTAATATGCGGTAATGTCCGTTATTCACGTTGCGACGGCTATTTAATTAATGTGCCGGGTAATTTAATGTGCCGCACATTGGCACATTAACCGCGAGGGGACCCGACATAGGGCAAAATTCAGCCGCAACTGCTGAACCCCCACTTTACAGGCGTACCGTACCGTACTTTTGGCGTACTGGTACGTTTTGGTACGCAGCGTACCAACGTACCGTACCGTACTTTTGACGTACGGTACGTTTTGGGGCAAAACGCCCGAAAACGTACCGTACCGTACCCCCCTCCTAAGGAGGGGTACGGTGGTACGGTCGGTGCGGCGGCAGATTGGGACGGTTTTATGTGGTCCTCACTTGATCAAACAGCCAGTCGTCGGGGATGTGGTTCTGGTCGATGGCTCTCAGCAGGATGGCGATTGGCCTAGGCACAGGCCAGCGGCCGGAGGTCCAGTTGTTGACTGACCGGGCGGTTACCGAGGCCAGAATCGCTAAATCCATCTGGCGCATTTTGAGCCTGCCGAGGATGGCGTTGATTTCATCGGCGGTCATGATTGCGTCTCCATGAAAGCCTTGATCACTTCTGCCGCGACTTGCGGGACGATGGCATTGCCGTAAGCGCGCAGCATGCCTACTCGATTAATCGCGGCATGGGCGTTAAGCACGGCTTCCCCAAACGCTTGTGTATCGCATGCCAATAGGAGTGACAGTTCGTGCAAAGGGTTTGCAGATTGGACGCGCTGTTGTCCATCGGATTGCCATTGAGATGGTGGACACACAAATCCACCGTCCATCCGCATGATGTGCATTGCCCCTGCAACTGTGTCTTTGCCCGCTTTCTTGACGCTGCTGCTGTCGGTGGCTCGGTTGCATGTTGTCGCTTGACTGAGCATGAAATCGAACAAAACTTGCGGCGCATGTAGTTTGCAACACACTCCAGTTGGTTGTCTTTCCCCACTCGCCTCCTTGTAAAGATGCTCCCGCACCATTCGCAAGATTTCGCTGGGGTCTGCTTGGCTTCTCTCGGCATGGTCGTCTATCCTCTTTAATGCTACTTTGCAGATGGATAGCAAATTTGCCAAGCAATCGGAAACCCCATTAACCAGCAGGGGAATGCCGGGTTGAGCGCGCCGCGCTTTGCCGTCTGATCCGGTGAGCCAGATGTGGTCGGACCAGAAGCTGTCTGCTGGGCGACGCCCGGCAGCTTCATGAATATCTCCCGCGAACCGTCCGCCTTCACCTTGCCGTAGCAGTGCGTCGATCCCGTCGCGTCGTTCGTTATCGGCGTCGGCCATGTGGCTAGGTCCGCTACTGCCCGCGCCGTTCTGGGTAATGATGACTGCTGCCTCGTTGGCATTTGGGATTGCCCCGCCTTTGCGTCCTCTGCATTCGGCGTCGACCATGTGGCTGCGACCTGACGTGGCAACTGATCGAGCCTCACCCTCCCGTCTGGACCCTCCGTCGCCATGCCGGAGCTGTCCTTCCAGTCCCGCGTTGTTGGCGTCACCCACGTTGCTACTGTCTGGATATTCGGGCCTCCCTCCCCCTTCTCGCCTGCTCCCGTGTGGCAGTTCGCGTGTGGCGTCGGCCATGTCGCTTGCGACCCAGTAGAGGCGGCTTCTGATGTGGGGGGCGTCCACCGCGCAAGCCGGGATATCAATTCCCCGGCTGGCGTAATTTTCTCGCGCCATATCAGCTCGCACTCCGTCGAGCCAACCATAGCCAGCCTGTCCCGCAACCTGCTCTCCCATGACGAGAGGGGGCCGAACGGCACTGATGAGGCGATGGAAGTGCGGCCACAGGTGCCTTGGATCGTCGACACCTGCTCCTTTGCCTGCAACCGAGAACGGTTGGCACGGGCAGGAGCCGGTCCAGATCGGCCTGTCATCGGGCCATCCTGCAAGACGGAGGGCATGGCTCCAGCCGCCGATCCCAGCGAAGAAGTGGCACTGGGTGAAGTCTGACAAGTCGTCAGATCGAACATCGACAATTGACCGGGTATCGACTTCGCCATCTGCGATCAGTCCTTTTGCGATGAGATTGCGCAGCCACTGGGCGGCGTAGGGTTCGATCTCG